AAGGCGCCTGATGCCTGTCTCGTCCGATGCCGCGCTGCATCTGGGGCTGCTCTCGCATGCGATCGCGCTCGAGCGCTGGACGGACGCCGAAGTCCGGCGCATCGCGCGGCTGCTCGACGCGAACGAGCGCGACATCCTGCTGCACCTTGCCCGGGATGGAGCGCGGCTGACCCCCTACCAGTTGGCTCGCCGGCGTCAGCTGTTCCTCGACCTGCGGCGACTGAACAGCAAGGCCTACGAGCGGCTCGGTCGCGAGCTCACCGTGAGCCTGCAGACGCTGGCCACCTACGAGGCGGCTTTCGGGGGACGCCTCCTCGAGGCGCTGCTCCCGGCTGGAGTCCTGCCGGCGAGGCTCCCGTCTCCCTACGATCTGCGCGCTGTCGTCCTGGAGCTCCCGCTCGTCGGCTCGACGTTCCCGCGGCAGATCTCGAAGCTGGCTCGGGCTCGCTTCCGGCGCATCCGCTCCGACGTCAGCTACGGCCTCGTGCAGGGGGAGACGACGCAGGAGATCATCCGGCGGGTGATCGCCGGGCGCAAGCTGGGGAAGGGCCAGGCCGAGGCGCTGGTGCGCACGGCCGTCGCTCACGTCAGCAACCGCTCGCGAGACCTGCTCTATCGGGACGGCGCCTCGGTGCTTGCCGGGGTGGAGTGGGTCTCGACGCTGGACGGACGGACGACGCCGACCTGCCGCGCCTTGGACGGCCAGGTCTTCCCGATCGATTCTGGGCCGAGGCCGCCGGCTCACTACCAGTGCCGGTCGACGACGGTCCCGATCACGAAGTCCTGGGAGGAGCTCGGGCTCGGCGGGATGGGTTTGCCCGAGACGCGGGAGCTGCTCCCACCCGGCGTGCGCTTGCGTCCGTTCGTGCGCGATACGCGCCCGGTGCGGAAGATTCCCAAGGGGCAGCGGGCGGGGAAGATCGGGCAGGTCAGCGCCGACGTGAACTACTCCGCCTGGCTCGCCGCGCAGCCGCCGAGTTTCCAGGACGCAGTCCTCGGCCCGAGGCGTGGCGCGATCTTCCGGGCCAACCCGGGGCTGCATCTCTCGGCCCTGATGAGGAACGCCTACGAGCCGCTGACGCTCGAAGAGCTCCAGCGAATTGATCAGGCAATCATCTCTGCACTGGCGGTCGGTTCGGTTCGTGCTATACTCCGCCGCAAGAGTAGTACCGGGAGCACCTAGAGGCCCCGCTTGGCCAAGTTGGCCGGGCGGGGCTTTCGGCGTTCTGGGCCCCCGGGAGCGCTGGCCGGCCGTGCCGGAAGCGCTCATCTCACGCGGGCCGTGCCCGCAAACCACTGGCCGTGCCAGGGAGAACCCGATGAGCGAACCGACGACTGATCCCCAGAACCCGCCCCCGGGGCAGAACGATCCGAAGCCCGAGCCCGGCAGTGCCGGCGGTGGCGAGGATCTCGCCGCGACCCTGAAGGCGCTCCGATCGAAGCTCGACTCGGTCTACAAGGAGCGCAACGAGCTGCTGAAGCGGTTCGGAGATCTCGACCCCGAGGCGGCTCGCGCGGCGTTGCAGGCACAGGCCGACCGCGAGAAGGCCGATGCCGAGAAGAAGGGGGAGTGGGAGCGCCTGCGCACCAAGCTGGCCGAGGAGCACGGCAAGGCGCTCGAGAAGGAGCGCGCCACGGCCGCGCGGCTGCGGTCCTCCCTCGAGCGGCAGATCGTGCGCGCCGAGGCGGTCCGCGCGATCGCCGCGGCGAAAGGTGACCCCGATCTCCTCCTGCCTCACGTCCTCGCCTCGGTCGAGGTCGTCGAGGAGGGCGACGAGTTCGTCGCCCGGGTCCTCGACCCGAAGGAGCGGGGCAAGCATCGGTTCAACTCGAAGGGCGAGTACATGACGATCTCCGAGCTGGTGACCGCGGATCTGCGGGAGCGGTTCCCGCGAGCGTTCGAGGGCTCCGGCACGGGCGGCAGCGGGGCGACCGGCTCCGCTGGCAGCGAGGGAGGCGGCGCAGTCGTCCTCACCCGCGATCAGGCGAAGGACCCGGCAACCTACCGCCGGGCGAAGGCGGAGGCCGAGCAGCGGGGAGTTCCCCTGCGTCTCGCCTCCTGAACCGCGCCGGCCCGCTGACGGGCGGCGCTTGAAAGGGAGCGCCCCAGATGGCGACCAACACGCTGTCCGTTTACGACCCGATTTTTTACGCTCAGGAGGCCCTGCTCGCGCTCGAGAAGAACCTCGGCATGGCTAGCCTGGTGCACCGCGGCTACGACAAGCAGCCGCAGCAGCGCGGCTCGGTCATCACGATCAAGAGCCCCGCGACCTTCTCGGCTCGGAACGCGCCGAGCTCGGCGCAGGACCTGGTGGCTGGCGAGGTCCAGATCACCCTCGACCAGTGGAAGGAAGTCAAGTTCGAGCTCACCGACAAGGAGCTCTCGGCGACTGGCGAGGAGATCATCCGCGATCACATCCGCCCGGCCGCCTACGCGCTGGCCGACGACATCGACCAGGCGCTGCTGAAGCTCTACAAGTTCATCCCCTGGTATCACGACGTCGCTTCGACCGCGGCGCACACGGATCTCCTCTCGGCTCGCAAGATCCTCCGCGACAACAAGGTCCCGCTCCATGACGGGAACCTCTTCGCGGTGGTCGACAGCGACATGGAAGCCGACCTGCTCGGCAACTCCGCATTCACGCAGTACACCGGGGCCGGTGATGCCGGCGTCACCGCGCAGATTCAGGGCAGCCTCGGCCGGCGGTTCGGGATGGAGATCCTGGCGAGCCAGAACATCCAGACCCACACGAAGGGGTCGGCGAGCACCGGCACGCTGGCCGCGAACGGGGCGGCAGCGGCCGGTGCGACGAAGGTCAACCTGGACGCTGCTGCGGTCACCGGGACCCTGGTGGCTGGTGACTCGCTCGTCTTCGCGGGGCACTCGCAGCGCTACGTCGTGACGGCGACGGCGACCGCCAGTTCCAACGCCTTCACGGACGTCGGCATCTACCCGGCGCTGAAGGAGGCCGTGGCGGACAACGAGGTCGTCACCGTCAGCCTCGACAACCACAGCGCTGCGCTCGCCTTCCACCGGCACGCCTTCGTGCTCGCGACCGCGCCGCTCTCCGAGCTCGGCGGGCAGCTCGGCGCGAAGATCGCCACGGTCGCGGATCCGCAGACCGGGCTCTCGCTGCGCAGCCGGCTCTTCTACGACGGCAGCAACTCGAAGGTAATCGTGGCGCTCGACGTGCTCTACGGGGTGAAGACCCTCGAGCCGAACCGCGCGGTGCGGCTCCGCAACTGAGCGGCAGGGGAGTGGCGGGCGGGGCTCGGTCGGCTCCGCTCGCCTCCCCGTCCGAGAGGAGAAACGCGATGAAGTATGAGCTCTGCGCGGTGCAGGATCCGGCCGATCCCCGGCGCCGGCTACTGATCCGCGCGCAAGACTTCGCCCCCGGGATCCACACGCCCTGGGAGTCCCAGCGGGGGCCGAGTGACGAGGAGACCGCAGAGGCGCCTCCGAAGCCGAAGCGGCCGCGCAAGCAGAAGGGGAGCAACGGGTGAACGCTCGGCGCGCCAAGGCCCTGCGGCGGGCAGCGCGAGCTGCGCAGCGGGACTGGGTCCGGCGCAACGCGGTCGTTCGGGTTTCGTGGTGGGCACGCCTCGCGCTTGCGGTCCTGAGGCAGCTGGCGGCGCTCGGCGCCCCCGGTTGCAGCGCCGCGGCACGGCGCGTCGGTGCCCTGGGCGTGCGGGTCGAGGTGCGCCCGCCGAGCTTGCATGGAACGGGCCGGCGGGCGGTGGCTCCCTCCCCGCGCCGCTCTCTCCTCGGCGTCTGCTCCCGCAGGCCGTCCGCCGGCCCTTTCTCGACAGCGGGAGGGGAGCTCCCGTGACCCTGATCGTGGAGACGGGCGCCGGGCTCGCTGCGGCGGAGAGCTACGCCTCGGTCCCCGCGCTCGACGCCTACGCGGTCGCGCATGGCAGCCCGGCGATCTGGTCCGCGGCCAGCCTCGAGCTGAAGGAAGCCGCGCTCCGGTATGCCACGGCCTGGCTCGACGGCCGCTACGAGTGGGCGGGCGCGGTGCGCGACTCCTCGCAGGCCCTGGCCTGGCCGCGGGCCGGGGCGACAGATCCGGATGGGCGCGGGTTGACCGGGATACCCCCACGGCTCGTGCGCCTCACCTGCCAGGCGGCCCTCTACCACCTCGAGGAGTCACTCGCAGCGCCGCTGGCGCGCGGCGGAGCGATCAAGCGCGAGAAGGTCGGCCCGCTCGAGGTCGAATACGCCGACGGGGCACCGGCTTCCCGCACGTTCAGCTACCTGGATGACCTGGCCGCGCCACTGCTGAGCTCTTCTGCAGGTGGATACGGCGTGGTCCGGCTGGTGCGCGCATGACGCTCCTGGCGCTTACCCTCTTCGAGTCGCACCCGGAGGTGATCTCCGCGATGGTGTTCATCCTCCAAGTGCTGGTCGCCACTCTCGTGGCCGTCCTGACGGCCTACTTCAAGCGGGAAGTCGAGATGTTGCGGCGTGCGGATGCCGAGGAGCGCTGCGAGCGCAGCGAGCTCGAGAAGCGCGTCCGCTCCGAGATCGCGACCGTCTTCGGCCGGCTCTCCGCCGCCGGGGAGCGCTTCGATCGCGTCGACGCTGCCGCGGCAGATCGCCGCGTGGCCATCGCCGCGCTGGAGGCGCACTACACGGAGATCAGCCGGCGGCTGGATCAGATGGGCTCCGAGCTCCGCGAGCTCAATCGCCTGGTGCGCGAGGTCGTGCACCGGCGGCGCGCCACGGACCACGCGGGCTACGGGGAGTGACGCGATGCCCGGAGCCATGGACAAGACCCTCCGTGCCGCGGCAGTCCGCCTGATCGGACGCTACGGAGCGCCCATCGAGATCCGGCGCCGCGCCGGGGGCGGGTACGACCCGAATACCGGCGCGCTCGCTTCGGGGGGGCAGGTCCTTTCTGCCCCGGTGCTGGGTGTCCTCGAGCGCTTCTCCCCGGCCGAGATCGCAGCCGGAGTGGCGGAAGCTCCGGACGTCAAGGTCCTGCTCGCGGCGGCCAGCGTGGCTTCGCCGCCGCAACGAGGCGACGAGCTGGTGCTCGAAAGCGGGCGTTGTCTGCAGGTGGTGGCCGATCCGGAGCAGCTCTACTCCGGCGCGCAGGCCTGTCTCTACTCCGTGCGAGCGCGAGGCTGACCATGTTTGTCGTGCTCAACCTGCGCGAGTTCGAGGCCGGTCTGGACCGCTGGTTCGAGCGGGAGCTCCCCGAGACGATCTCCAAGATCCAGTTGAAGCTGGCCTTCGACATCTTCGCGGCGCTCGTGCGCCTCTCGCCGGTCGACAGCGGCCGCTACCGCGGCTCCTGGACGATGGCCGAGGGCACCCCCGACGAGGCGACTCTGCCGGAGGCCATGGGACACCGCCCCGGAGATCGGCCGGTCTACGGTCCCGCGAAGGCTGTGGCCATCCGCATCGCCACGACCTGGGCAGCGCTCAACGTGATCTGGCTCGCCAACCACCTGCCCTACGCCGAGAGGCTCGAAGAGGGCCACTCTGGCCAGGCGCCGATCGGAGTCGCGGGGCCGGTCCTCGCCGGCTTCGCGGCGGGCGGGATCTCGCGCGGTCTCATCGACGGAGGGGACCTCTGATGGCCTTCCTCGATGAGCAGAAGGTCGTGCGCCAGGCGCTCGCGAGCTGGAGCTCCACGGCGGTCGACTGGTCCGACTTCAACGGCGGTCGGTTCGCACCTCCGGAGCCGGATCCGGCCGGTGGGGCCTCCGCGAGCTGGATCCGCCCCGCCGTTCGCGTGGCGGATGCGCGGCGCGCCGAGCTCGGCCCCGTGGCGATCCGGCGCACCACCGGCGTCGTGATCGTGCAGGTCTTCGTGCCGATCGGGGCGGGCGATGCGATCGCGGCGTCGCTCGCCGCTTCGGTGGCCGCCATCTTCCGCGACCTCGAGCAGAACGGCATGCAGTTTCTCGAACCGCAACCGCGACCGGTCGGGCCGGAACCCGACGGCGCCTGGTATCAGGTCAACGTTGAAATCCCGTTCCGGCGGGACGAGAGGATCTAGGAGGTCCACATGGGCAGCAGCAACCGGGTGCGCGTGGCCTACGTCGCCGAGAACGACTGGGGCGTAACGCCGGCCACCCCCACTCTCACCACGGTGCGGCGGACCGGGGGGAGCCTGAAGTCTCCCACCGAAACCGTCACCAGCAACGAGATCCGCTCCGATCGCAACCGCGCGACGGTGCAGCGGGTGGGGGTCTCGGCCAACGGCTCGATGGAGTTCGAGCTCAGCTACGGCTCGCACGACGATCTGCTGGCCGCGGCTTTCGCCTCGGCCTGGACGACGGCGATCAACTTCAGCGGTTCGGTCCAGATCACGGCACTGACCGGCACCATCGAAGCGACGGCGGCGTTCACGAACGCCGCCGTGGGGCAGTGGCTCAAGCTCTCGGGCTTCACCAAGCCCGGGAACAACGGCTACTTCCGGGTCGCGACGAAGGATTCCGCGAACAAGATCACGGTCGAGGACCCGGACGACGTCCTCGAGGACGAGACCGACGCCTCGGCGGCGATCACCTCCGGCGGCATGCTCCGCAACGGGACGACGGAGTCGTCGTTCACCATCGAGCAGTCGCACCTCGATCTCGGCTTCTACCTCCAGTTTCTCGGCATGCGCGTCGGCGGAGTGAACCTCTCGATCCCGGCGAGCGGGCTCATCACCGGCAGCTTCGACTTCCAGGGCAAGGAGGCCACGACCTCGGCCGCGTCCATTGCGAACACCCTCACGGCTGCCGGCACCAACCCGGTCTTCAACGGCACCTCGCACTTCGCCGCGCTCACGGTGGGCGGCGCCGCGCTGGCGGACAATCTGACCGAGATCTCCGTGGCGCTCACGAACAACCTGCGGCAGCGGCGGGCGCTCGGTTCGCTCGCTCCAGTCGGCGTGATCTACGGCACGGCGGATGTCACCGGGTCGTTCCGGCTCTACCCGACCGGCAAGACTCTCATCGACAAGTACCTGGACTTCGAGGAGTCCAGCCTGGCGCTGCGCCTCGTGGGCGGGGATGGGAAGAAGAGCTACATCCTCACAATCCCGAAGCTCGTCTTCACGGGCGACCTGCCGGAGACCGGCGGGCTCGATGGCGACGTCACGCTCGATCTGAACTGGACCGCCTACTACGACTCCGGGCTCGACTGCACCATCCAGCTCGATCGCTTCGCG